CGAGGACCATCTTCTTCTTTTTCGGATTCGTGCTGGCCCGCGGCTTGTTAAAGCCTGTGTAGGTCACACCCCGGTAGGTGATTCCTTTGCCTGTGCGCTTGATGTCAGAGGCCTTGGCCATCAGGGGACACCCGCGTCGTTCTTGATGAGGAGCAGGATGAACATCGAGGAGCAGGCGTTGTTCGCAGCCGCCCCAACCGCCTGTGCTTCAATCGTCGTCATTTCAGGAACGACAAGAGGATACTCAAAGACGTAGTCCGCAATGCCATTGTTCACGGTGACTACCGCAGCGGTTAGGCGGATATTATCGGCCCCGCGCGTCATGAGACGCCCTGTCACCGCGGTCGATCCGGAAGCTTGACCTGACGAAAACAAGCCTTGAGACACATATGCCGTATACCCGGCAGGAACCGTGTAGCTGCCCGTGATGCGGGAATTGTAGTCTAACAAGATCACGTCGTAGACGGTGGCGGGGACACCCGCAGTCACAACTCCCGTGCCAAAGTAGATGCTTCCGGCGGCGGAGTTTCCGGACCCCGCCGTCAAAACGTAGCAGTCATTAACGTGGAGGTAGGACTTTGTAGTCGTCACCGCAGTCTGCCCGTTGAGGGTGACAATTTCGGTGATTGTATTGTGGTTGGCGTCTAGGCCTTCCAAGTAAACCGTACGCGCCCCGGTTCCCGCGGCGGTATCGCTGGCACTGCTGGAACTTACGGACAACTGAAGCGCGACGGAGGGAAATGTAAGAATGCCCCCGTGCGGCCAAACTGTCTCAATAGACGTATCGACGTCTGAATTGTAGCCAAAGACTGTTACCGACCGATGCCAAGAAATTTGCCCCCGAGCTACTTGTAGCTCAAAGGGCTCATTTTTGCCGGCCTTCGTTGTTGAAGACGGTGCGGCCATGGTTCATCACCCGTAGGATTTGAGGACCTCGATCACCACTGTGTACCGATCACCGCTCGCGGCGCCGACAGTCGTGAACAAGAGGTCGCCGGTTTTACCGGTGCCGGCATTGTTGGTGATCCCGCCAAAGCGAGAGAAGTCCAACGAGACGAAGTCGGCTTCTCCAAGGGTCAGCGCCACAACGTCCGTCGTAGCATCCCACAGCATGTTGAGACCCATGCCGGCCGTGATGACATCGATCTTCTGAATCGACACACCCGTGCAGGGTTCGCTTTGGAACGAGGTGAGAGCCGACACGTCGATCTTAACGACGCCGCTTTCGCCCGTTCCATCCGAGATATTGGTGAACTTGAAGACGGCACGTTGAGCGCCGTCAACCAAGGTCTGCGAGGTTACTGCGTCAGCCATCTTAGGCCTCCTATTTTAACGGAGGATTACGACGGCAGGAGCGGCAGCGTGTACCAATCCGTGGCGTCCTTGGCGATGATCATGAAGCACACGTCATCGACAACGGTGATCGCGGCGTTAGCCGAACCGTCGTTGATCTTGTCGCCAGAGGCCGGATAAACTTTGAGGTCTGCGCCAGGGCCAACCTTGATGATCACGACAGTGCCAGCAACAGCGGCCGGAAGACGCACGCCCTTGGCATCGTCAGCGCCGGTGACGTAGGTGAAGCCCGCCGTGATCGCAGCGGCATCGCCTTGGGCCGAGCCCGCAGCAGCAACGGTGGCGACGGGGAGAGTGAGGTTGCCGGTCACATTACCCGTGACGTCGCCGGTGACAGTGCCAACGAAGCCATTCTGGGAGGTAACTGGACCTGAAAAGGTTGTGGAAGCCATTGCTTCAACTCCTGCACGATGGGGCCCAGTAGTCTGTGCAGCGTCCGCCGGGGCGGTCTACAGGGCCGGTGAATCCCGGATCGATTAAGACATTGCCATATCTGAAGGGCAAAAGAAAGGGCCCGCCGAAGCGGGCCCCCGTTTTTGGTTTGGCTTACGCCGCGCCTTCCGAGCCGTAGATGGAACGGAAGTCCGACCAACCGAACGAGTAACGCTCACGCGCCTTGTAGCGCACGTTGCCCGTTTCGAAGTCGCCTTCCATTGCCGTCTTGATCGGCGAACGCACGAAGTGCTTCAGGCCGTTCGGGGCGTCGGTCTTGACGAACCAAGCGTCCGGATCGGTCAGGAAGTGGTTGACCACGTAGCCCTGCGGCAACATGCCCATGCTCTTCATTGCGTTGATGTCGTTATCGGCCGTGCCAACGCGGAGGTCGGACACGAGGATACGCTCAGCCGTGAACTGGAGAGCCGGGGGAACGATCAGCTTCATGCCGCGGAGGGCAATCTTCAGACCGCGTTCGTCAACGAAAGCCGAAATGTCGATGAGCGCCTGCTCAAGCGACGTTTCGTTCAAGTCCGCCGGAGTGGCGGGCTCGTTAACGACGTTGCCGCCGCCGACCGTCGCGTGCGAACCGCAAAGCTCGACGCCGTCACCGCCCTTGTAGGACGAGTTGAAGGCGTTGTTGAGGATCGCAGCAGCCTTCACCTGCTTCGTGTTCGCCATCGAGCGAGCAAGAGCGCGGGTGTAACGGGCCGAGAGGCGGTCGTAGAGGTTGTCTTCGACAGCTTCTTCCGTGATGGCGAATGCGAGAGCAATCGTCTCATGGGTGTAGCGTGCCGTCCAAGCTTCGCCAGCCGAGTCGTAGGAGACGGCAGCGCCTTCACCCTTGACCGGAGCCTGACCAAAGCCCGAGAGCATGACTTCTTCTTCGAACGCGCGGTCCGAGCTCTCCGTGTCGAAGATCTCAGCATGCTCGTTGTCGTAGCGGTCATACTCAAGACCGAACAAGGCGTTAAGGCCTGGTTCCAGTTCTTTGAGGAGTTGGGAACGTGTAATAGCCATCTGTCAAACCTCCGATCAGACGCCCGCACCCGTACCGTTAGCGCAGTAACGGTAGAAGTGGTTGTTGATCATGACGATAGCCAGACGACCCGCTGCCGATGCGTCATCATTGCCCGGAGAATTTTCGAAGCCGATGATGCGGAGGTTGAGGGTGTTCGTGGTGTTCGCCGTCGAAACTGCCAGTTCGCCCGACGAAATGCCGCTCGTCGCGTTACCGCTGGTGGCGGTGGCGAAGTTGGCATTGGCGTGAACGAGCGAGTCAGCAGCAGCCGCGTTGCAGTTGATGAGGAAGAGCTGATCCGGATGCGCGGCGATGAGCGCCGTAGCTTCCGTGCCCGACATCACAGCAGCCGTTCCCGGCCACTTGTTTGTAAACGTGGGGGTGCCATTGAGGTCAGTGTAGTTGCAGCCGATGAACACGCCCAAGAGAGGGACAGTACCACCGTTCGCATTGCCGACGATGTCGATAAGACCGTTAGCCAACGGAATGACCGGGGTGCCTTCATAGATAACGCTAGAAGTGCCCGCAGTCCCCGTCGTCTGGATCTTATACGTGCTAACACCGTTGGTGTTAGCGCCTTCGCCGAGCATCTTATACGGGCGAAGCCCGAAAGCGGCATCGATATTTGCCATTGCTCAGATCCTTGTGACTTATTCGGAGGAACGATTTCCCCCGAAGGTGACTCTGCTTTGCCGTTCAGGTTTCTGAATCGGCATTGTGGGATTGCTCTCACGCATCAGGTCGTTGTCCACAGCAGCGAGCTGCTCATTTGTCTGACGACGATAATACGCGTTGCGTTGTTGTGCGATTTCGAGAGGGATCCGGGCCAACACAAGACCACCGACTCCAATAATTCCGGCATGCTTGCCGTCTTGGACAGTGGGGAGTTCCCAATCCGGATATTCCTCGGCGCGAACTAGCTCAAAGCCTTCGCGGAGACGTGCGGATAAGTTCTTCCGGTCATCTTGCCCGTTGGCTTCCATACGGATCCAACGATGGGCATAGCCCTCCGGTGCCGGAGGTGCGTCCAGTGAGGACGGGGGCTTCCACGCTTTGGGGCGGGAAGACTTGGCACGGCTCTGTTCAGAGCGCGGTGTACGTTCCATGGCGGTGTCCCTCTTCAACGAGCGAGTTTCTGAAGTTGCCGCGCATAGTCTTTTACACTAACTCCGAGCTTGCGGGCAATCTCAATTTGTGAACGGGTCAACTTGATCTGTTTCGGGTTGTTTTCCGAACGACCAGTTGGTCTAGCAGAAGCTACTGCGGCCGGGGCCTGACGCTCCACTGGAGCCTCCTTCCGAAACTTGTGAGGAAACTCATCTTGGATTCGGCGGTCGAGCTCTTCGTAGTAATCGTCGCCTGACGGGTCGAAGCCTTCTTCCTCGACAAGCTGACTGTGGATCACAAACGCCGTAGCGGTCATGGCCTTGTCCTGGCCGAACCACTCATTGCGCTCGGCCCAAGCTTCTGCCCGTGGATCCGGCTTCGGAGCCTTCGGGGCGGGCTGTTGGTATTGCTGCTGTTGCTGAGCAGGTTCTTGCGTTTGGGTCTGCGCCGGAGCAGCTCGTTGGGTTTTGGCAACCCGGACGCGCTCTTCCTCCACGGCCAAAGCAGCGAGCTGCTTCTGCGCCTCGACCTGCCCATCAACGTCCCCGCTTTCGACAGCCGACTTGAACTTGTCGGTGACGAGCTGCTGTTGGGCCTTGATTCGGTTCTCGTACTCAGAGACCAAGGACTGATCGAGCTGCTGCGCCTTCTGCTTGAAGGACTGCGTCTCGGCTTGCAGGCTGCGGGCGTATTCGAGAGCGGCCTGCTCCCGACGCTCCGCTTCGCGCATCTTAAAGGTCAGCTTGTCGATGCGCTTCTTCACCGCATCGCTAAGACCGGAAAGCTCTTCCTCTTTCTTGGCCGGCTCTTTTTCCGGTTCAGGCGGAGGGGGTTCGTCTTTCTTTTCTGCGGACTCGGCAGGCTTCTCAGGCTCTTTCGTGTCCTCTTCGTCGGTCGTTTCAATGACCTCGAAATCGTCTTCGTCGTCCTTCTTGAGAACTTCGGTCTCGTTCATAGGCATACCCCTATAGCGCGGATCAGACGTTCAGAACGTCTTTGGGATCTGCGATGGTTGCGATGATCTCATCATCG